GCGGCCAAGGATGAAGCCGGGGATGGTGTTTGCAAGCGGACCGCCCTCGCCGGACAGCACCGGGTTCATCCAGACGAGGAAGTTGTTCTGCGTGGCGCTCGTCGCCGTGGTCATCCGGATCAGCTGTGGGATGACGCTCGGGTGGATGAGCCAGATCATCGTCTTGTAGCTGCTCGGCAGCATCTGGCTGAACATGTTCGCGAGGTCATCGAGCTCGACTAGCGCACTTGTGGTGCGCGTCACCTTCACGAGCGCCGGAGAGTTGAGAATGCCGAGCGGCTGTGGCGAACCGATGCCGTTGAGGATGAAGTAGTCGTACGCCCACCCCATCGCCTCGGTGAAGATGCTGGTGAGCACCGTCTCCAGCGTGACTGCGTTGTCCTGCAGGAGCTGGTTGCTCGCACGCACGATGCCGACGAGGTCGCGCGCCACCAGCTGGACCTGGCGAAACTTGGGTTCCGTCTCGGCATTCGTCTGGTAGTTGCTGGACTCCGGCTGCCACGTCCAGACCAGCCCACCGTAGAAGTTGCTGCCACCAGTGGGTGGCGTCGTCGCTGTCTGGTCGAGCGTCGGAATGTACACGTCCCGGCCGGTCATCGGCACGGTGCGGCAGAGGTTCCGGAGGAACGACTCCTCCGCGCTCAGCCGAAAGAGCTCATTGACGAACTGCGGCGGGATGGTGTAACCGCCGGTAGCGCCGCTACTCTCAGCGAGAGCCGTCTTCTGGACGGGTCGCGCGCCCATCGTCTCCAGCGACTTGAAGATGACCCGAGAATCCAGCTGCTGCTGCTGGATGAGCTCGGGGTTGCTGAGAGTCCCCACACCGTGGAGAAAGCTGGCGAAGTCCTCGCCGAGGCTCTTCGTCCGCGACCCCATCACGCGGCTCGCGTCGCGCTCGACGCCGTCGCTCCCCCTGACGAACGCTTTGTTCCGTACCGCCGTGAGCGGGCTGCCCGGCCGTTCCGGCCGCGTCTTGCTCAGGGCATCGACCTGTTTCTGGATGTCCCCGAGCTTCGACAGCAGTGCGCCGTGGCTCTTGAGGATCGCCTCGATACTGTTGGCCATGTCGTACTCCCGCGGCCAAGAGCCGCACTGCGGGAGTTCGACCGGCGTGTCCCGAAGTTGGGAGGGCCGTCGCGGTCCCTGATCTATTCGTTCACTTCTCCAGCGTGACGGTCACGTAGACCTTCCTCACGCCACCGTTATTCATCGTCGCTCGTACCACGATTTCGCCGGTCATGCGACCAGCAAGTGCTTCGTTCAGCGCACCATCCAGCGCTTCACGAGCCCTGCTGTGGCTGGTCTTAGCTTCTGGTGGATAGCTCACAGTCCCTTCCTCCACCTGCTCCTGCATCGCAGCGAGGTGCTGGGACGGTATACGTTGTCCGCTCATCTCAGTTCCTCAGCACCACGCCGGTGGCGCGATACCACGACTTGCTCATCTCGGTCGCCGCTTCCTCCGTCTCCTCGGCCATCTTGGCCAGCGCCTCGTCCTCGCTCATCTCCATCGGCGTCTCCAGCGGGTGATGCTCCGCGAGCGAGTCGACCTTCTGCTTGATCTTCTCGCTGTGGTGCCGCAACCCAGCAGCGAGGTGCGGCGGGGCGTTGTCCGCTGCGTCGTCCAGGAACTTCATCAGCTCCTCGTGGTCGGCGACGTCGGCCTTGCTGAGGCGCTTGCTCTTCGCAAACGGCCGCTTCCACCCGCGTCGCGTGCACTCCTCTGCTGCACGGTCTGACACGTCACCCAGGTCGTGTTCCCACAAGCGCCGTGCCTCAGCATCAGGCACAACGATGTTCTCGACATCGAACTTACCCGATGCGGCGCCATTGAAGTCCAGCGTGTGTCCAGTGCCCTTTCGCTTCGCTCCTTCGCACGTGCACGGCTCCGCGCCGCAGTCAGGACAGAGCGCCTTCATCGCTTCCTCGACCGCGTCCATGTCTTCGCCCTCCTCGGCGAACTTGCGCTTGGCTTCCTCTTCGCCCATCTCGTCGACGGCCTTGCGGACGCGCTTGGCGAAACTACTGCTCTTGGTGTTACCATCGGGTAATCGAATTAACTTATACCCACGATCACGCGCCGCACTCTCCGCTTCTTCTTGACTCTTGTAGTATCCAGCAGATCCAACGTACTTTCCTTGGGAATTCAATTCTACCAGCTCCCAACGAAGACCACCGCGGATAGACCGGATACCTACAGTATCACCAGGTTTCGGAGCCTTCTGCACGAACCGCTTCATCACGTGCGGCTTGAGACGCTTGAGAAGCGATCGCGATGCGCCGCTCTTCTCACCGACCGCGCCGTACGCCTCGTCGGGCGTCATACCGATCTTCATGCCCTCCTCGACGCCGTCCTCCAGCGCCTCCTTGAGCTTCGCCTCTGGCTCGGTGAGCGGCTCGTCGCCAGCATCCTTGTACCCTCGCTCCAGCGCCTTGCGGAACTCCTTGAGCGCGCGCTGCGCCGCGTCGAGCACCTCGCTCTTCTCGACGTCGCGCGTCTCGTCCTCGATGTACTTGATCATCCGCTTCAGCGCACGCTGACCCGGCGGGCCGACGTCGAGGCTCTTCTGGTGCTCCGGCTCCCGACGCTCTTCCTCCTTCCACTCAGCACTGCCCGGCTCGCTCTCCTCGACGCGCACGTCGTCGAGGCCGCGCTCCTCGAGGTACTCCTGCGTGGCCGGGTCGACATCGCCCTCGCTCTTGAGCAGCCACGCCTTGCTGCCGTTGGTCCACAGTTTGCGTTTCATCGCTGCTCCTTTAAGTGTGTATCCACGCAGTTGCTCTCGGCACTTCGGGCATTGCTCGTCGCGCTCAGCTTCTTCGACTTCCGCGTCGCTCAGGTCGCGTCCGCAGTGTGGGCACTTCGCGTCCTCGATGAGGTGCTTGCTGAGCCGCTTCGCCGCTGCCGCCGCCTCAGCATCGCTCCTCGAGTTGTACGGACCGCGCTCCCTGCCAAACTTGTCCTGGAACCAGTACCGCCCAGCGTGGTAGTCGATCTCGTACGGTGCTGCCTTCTGCATATTGTTCGCCTCCACGGCGCGGAGCTGCCGCTCCGCGTCTGCCTTCGTGTCGTGCGTGCCCAGCACCTTGCCGCTCTCCGCGTGCACGACCCACTTGCTGCCGGTGTGGGTGATGTACTTGCGCTTCTCCGCTTGGCGCTTCCACGTCCCGCCGAGCTCTTCAATGGCTTCTGGCGTACCGACCACGTTGACGAATCCGGCGCCAAGCGTCGTGTCCGGCTTCGAGTCGAGCAGCCGCAGCCCCAGCTCCGTCGCCGCTTTGTGGAACCGACCGTACTCTGCCGGTGTCACCTTGAAGGTCGCTTCGGACTTCTGCACCGAGCGAAGCTTCTTCGCCAGTGCCACCGCGTCGGGGTTGCTACCCACTGGACAGATCGTGAACTCGAGCAGCTTCCACCTGCTGTAGTGGTTCCCGCCCTGCGCATTCTTATCGGCGCCACCGACCGGGAGGAAGGAGATGCTGCCACCGCCGAGCGTCCCCTCGCGCGCCATCCGGTAGGCGAGGTCGCCCTTCGGATTCTCCTTCGAGAACTGCACCTTGCCGATCAGCGCCATGCGCTGAGGCCCACCGACGCTAGCGTACTTCGTCCCTTCGCCGACCATCTCGTTCCACGGCTCGCCGACCAGCTTCCCTATCGGGAAGTCGTCTGTATCGTGGTTAAACTGCACGGCGGGATTTCTTAGGAAGTCGGTGAACTGCCCGCCCTCCGGGTCGACGGTCTCACCATCCCGATCCTGCGTCTCGGTCGTCATGATCCAGTCGATCGTTCGCGCCTCATCGTCAAACGCGTCCGTCGGCTGCCCCTTCCGCAGCGCCTTGTGCATAGCTTTCACCCTGAATGCGGTGATCCGCTCGCCCTGGAAGTCGAGCAGCGCGTCGACTTCGCCGGGCACCTGGTGCCGCCCCTCGAACGCGATCCCGCCGATCTTGCCAGCCCGCCACGCAGCAACCAGCGCCGCGTCCTGCTCCGCCTTCGACCCGCCCATCGCCCGCCGCACGTCCACCAGCTTCGCGAAGTTGTACTGCCCGGCGTGCTGCTTCACAGCTGCCGTAGCTGTATCAGCTGAAATCGCCTTCCGTCTCCCCTGCCACAGGGATCGGCCATCTTCAGTCTGACTGTCATTCGGTGCAAGCTTCACTCCGTAGTGCCTCTCCATGAAATCGTACATGCCAGACGCTATCCCTTGACGGCGGTATTCTGGCTTCACGTGCACCTCTGTGACGTGCCACACCTTGCCTTCCTTGTCGTAATCCTCCACCAGAGCACTGCCAACCTCTTTGCCAGTTCGACTGTCTATTGCTTCGACGACAGTCCCCGTCCCCTGCTCACCAGTCGTGAATCTGATGTGCGATGGTACTGGCTGCACCTTCTCTCGCTCCTGCAGCTGCTCCGGCTTCAGCGCCGCGATGGCCTGCACCAGCTCGTCGTCGCCGGCTTCGGCAGCATCGAGCATCGCGATCACAGTGGCTTCCTGGATGTCGCTCACTTCTTACCCTCCAGCAGCTTCCGGATGAAGCTAACGTGCGCCGGCTCCCGACCGGTGAGGTGCGATACGTACGCATCGATGATGAACGGGTTGTTCCCGAGATAGCCGCTGCTCCCGGTGTTGTTCGCCGGGTTCGCTTCGACGACCTTCCACCCCTTGTCCGTCAACATCACGTCGGGTGCGTATATCTGGCCGTCCTTCTCACTCTTCGGGAACTTCTCCAGCGCCTCCTGGGCGACTCTAGCGATCTCGCGCGTGTCATCGTCCTCGAAGACCACGGGGAGAGAGTCCAGCTTCATCCACGTGCTGTTCGGCACCACCTCCACCTTGCCATTCCGCGTGATGAGGTGTACCCGCGCCTCCCTACCGATCTTCGCGTTCGCACTGGTCTTCCCGGCGGCACGGTCTGCGTCGCTGACTCCCACCGCTTTGAACGCGGGCTGCGCCATAAACTCCAGCGGCTGGTCTTTCATGTGCTCGTTGTCCGCTGCCTCGCTCGCAGCGTCCGCCGCCTTCCGCACGTCTCCTCCGATCGTCTCCTCGTACTTCTTGCTTCCGAACTTGTACTTCTTCCCGTCCTCGTGCTTGATGCCGACCACCTTGCCAGCTTTGTCACGATCCAACGAGAAGCCGTGCTTCCCGATGTCTCGCTCCGCATCCCAGATCGCACGCCGCGCAGCACGACGGAACTGCTTCGGTCCCGGCATCGCAGCACCGTGCTCGTTGTCCGCAGCATCCTCTGCTCTGTCGCCCCAGTGCCGGACGTCGCCGGAGATGGTCTCGTTATACTCGTCACTGCCGAACGGGTAGCTCTTGCCGTCCTTGTGCTTGAGCCCAGTGACCGTACCGCTCTTGTCTCGTTCCAGCTCAAACCCGTGCTTCGCCACCTCGCTCCCGGCATTCCAGAGCGCATCCTTCGCATCCTGCTGCACCTGCTTCACGCGCTGCGGAAAGAAGACGCCGTTGCCAGCGAAGGCGATCTCACCGTACGGCTTGGCGACCCACTGCCCCTCGCCGAACCGCTCGTCGAACTTCTTCACGACGTCCGGCGTCAGGTGAGTCGTCCTCCCACCCATGATCTTGTCAACGTCCTCGCTCTTCTCCAGTCCCGGCAGGTGCTGAGACTCCACGAGTTTATTCTTGAACTTCGGGTCCTTCGGGTAGAAGTCACCAGCGATGTACGGGTCGGGTGGCGGCTGACCCATCTTCTGCGACGGACTCATGGACGACACCGTGGTGCCACCGCCGCCAGTAACACTGATGCCGTTGCGGTTCAGGTACGACTCGGCGAAGTGACCCATGTCCTTCCACCCACCTTCATAAACGATGTCCTCCTTACCACTCCTTGCTGCCCGCTCCTCACCGAGCCCAGCCAGCGCTCCCTCCACGCCGACCGCATTCACGTGATCCTTGAGCTGCCGCATCCAGTCCGCTTGCTCGTGCATGCCCTTCGCGCGGAACAGATTCTCAAAGCGGTCTGCTCTCCGCATCACTTCGTGGGCTTCTGCGGGTACAACTTTAACAGGTTTCGCACCAGCGGACTCACGGTCAGCGTGCCCTGCTCGACCAGCAACTTGGTCGCCGGTTGGGCGAGCTTCTGGTGCCACGCCTCGGCCACCCGCCGCATCTCCGCGTCCATCTCCTCTGGTGTCAGATCCTCGTCCTGCTCGTCCACGTTCCATCTCCTTCTTGGCGAGTTCCGTGATACGTCGCGCAGTCTCAGCCTTCCCTCCCTCGACCATCATGCGGAACTTGAGATCACGCTTCACCGCAAGCACTTCCTTCATCGACATGGAAGTAAGCATATCAGCGAGTTTCTCGTGATCTAACTTCCCGGTCTTTAACCCCTCCCGTATATGTGCTGCAACCGATGCTGGAGTGTGTTTAGTGTCATCTGCTGCCGGCTTCCGATCACCGCTGGGTGCCTCTGGCTTATCGCACGCCACCCGCTTCCCGTCCTCGGTACAGTAACGATAACCACGACTGTCACGCCCCTCTTTCCGCTCCTTCTCGACGAATGGAGCGGACCGAAGCTTCAGCAGTGCTGCCAGCGCCTCGTTCATCGCACCTCCAGCTTACACTTGCAGAACGGGTGGAGTCCCGGATGGAACACCTCGCGCCCATCCACTACACCAAAGCTGCTCCCAGCCATCACCGTCCTCCCGCCGAACTTCTTGCACTTCTTGCAGCAGCCGGGCGACGCAACCCATCGCAGCTTCCTGTCGCTGCTCACCGCGACGATCCCAGCCATCTTCGCGTGCGTCGCTTCTGTCTCTGCGATGCTGGCCACCCGCGAGTCGCCGAACACCACCTCGTCGTCCCGACCTTCCGTGATCCAGTCGCCGGTCGTGCGGTTGATCGCGCGGGCAACCTCGAGCGCCCGGACACGAGCTAACGAGACGAACAGCTCCGCGTGCTCAGCCTTCGCCTTCGCCCCTCGCGCTGCGCTGAGGTAGAGCGCCGCCACCCCGTCGCGGATGGCCTCGGCGAGCTGCGGGTTCCAGTCGCCGAAGCGTTCCTTCCCGCGCCGCGCCATCGCCCGCTGTCGGCGCAAGATGCCACGCACGCCGCGAGCGAGCTGGTCGATGCCTCTCATCCCTTGACCCTCGCCCACGCCCTCTTTAGCGCAGCCATCGTCTCCTCGATCGGCTTCCAGAGTCGCATCGTCTCCTTGCTGTCTGCGCCGCGCGCGACCGCAGCGGCACGTGCAGCAGCGGCGCGCCGCCACGCGTTGAGCTCCTGCGGACAGCGGCTCTCGAGCAGGTCGGCGTCGTCCTGGTTCGTGATCCACTGCGGCATCCCGCCGCGGCCGAGCTCGACGCCGAGCTGCCCCACGCGCTCGGCCATGCCGGCCTTGTACCGCTCGCGGCCGCGCTTCGACTGCTTCTCGATCACCCGCTCAATCAGATTCGACATCTGCCAGCTCCTTTCGCGCCGCGTCGAGCCGTTGCTGCGCCGCGAGCTTGTCCGCAGGAGCCGCAGCGGCGAAGTCTGCCTCGCGCTTCTTGACGTTCGCCTGCGCTTCGGCGAGGCGCTTGGGCTGCTCGATGCTTCGGCCGGCGACGATCTCTGCGACGACTTCGCGCGCTTTCAGCACCGCCTGCCGCTTGTGCTCGCGGCGGTCGCGGACAAACTCGTCCTCGGCCTTCGCCAGCGCGACGCGCGCATAGAACAGCGCCCGTGCCTGCGACCCAACTACCTTGACATCCTCGTCGTTCTGCGCTGCCTGAGCGGCGAGGAAGGCGTTTTTGGCGGCAAGGACGGCGACCCCTGCGCTCGCCGGAGCGCCCGGCTTCGCCGCCTCGAACTCCGCCTTGGTCAGCGCCGCCTTCGCATCGGCGAGGTCCTTTGCGGTCTTCGCGATCTTCGCCTGCTTGTCCTTCTCGCGCTGCGCACACACCGCGTCCTCCAGCGCAAGGCGCTCAAGGAAGGCATCGGCCTTCGCGAACGCATCGTCGAGCGACGCTCCATTGACGAACAGCTGCACCGCGATCTCGTCCCGTATCATCACGTTCTCCCGTAAGAGTTGCTGGGCTGCATCGGTTCCTGCGATCTCCTGTCTGCCTTCGCGAGAAAGGCGTCGGCTATGTTGTACGAGGCAGTCACTAGCGACTCCACCTCGCCGACCTTTGGCATCAATCTCCCCGTGCATAGCGCTGTCAGCAGGGCGAACGCCATGTCATCGCGCTGTGTCATCGTTCTCCCTCCCAGTGGATTACGTCTGCGAGACCGAGTTCGCCAGCACACGTCCAGCAGAGCGTGACTTCGCTGCCCTGGTACTTGGTCAGCAGACCGTGCTGGTTGGGCTTGCCGACTGAGATCTCGCGACTACACCGCGGGCAAAGCACATACTGTCGAACGTCGATCTCGGCTCTGTGCTCCTGCACTGCGTCGACGATCTTCGCCATCTGCTCTTCGTCGACTGCCACCTCGATGCGTGCAGTGACGATCTCGCTCACGTGGCACCGCAGCTCGATGCACCGAGCGTTCTTCACGCCAAGTATCTTGCTGAGCTTCAGTGCCAACTCGTGTTTCGCTCCTAACATGTACGCCATCTCACATCCTCCCCAAGATCGCGAGTATGATCGCGATCTCGTCGTTGTGCCTCTGCTTCTCCTTCGCCCTGAACGCTGGATCACCGCCGACCGTGTACCCACCCTCATCGCCGCGCCGCTCCGAGAGTCCCTTCGCTGCGGCACCCGGAGGAGGTGGACCCGGCGGCACAGGCGGCAGCGGCGTGACGTACGGCGGCGAGAACTGCTGCGACCCGCCGTACAGCCACAAGTAGCTGTCGTCCGTCGTGACCACCAGCATCGGCACAAACGGTGGGAAGATCGGAGGCGTCACCGGCCGCGTGTACGCCGATGCAGCGTACTGGCTCTCCTGCAAATGATCCTCCGCCCGCCATACCTGCACCGCTGTCAGCATCTGCTGCGGTGCTAACGGTGGAGGAGCGACCATGCGCAGTATCGTCGCCGCTGCTGCGACCGCCGCGTCCTCAGCTTGTGAGAAGAGCGTCGCACGCAGCGACGGCGGCGTCACCCGAGCCTGCGGCAACCCGCCATGTACCTTTGCCTCGGCATGGCGCTGCCAGCTCTGGGTGTCTTCCGCTGGCACAAGCATCATCTGCCGCAGCGTGACCGGGGTCGCACCAGCGCTCGGTCTTCCACCAAGCACCTGCGCGCTGCCACGCGCCGAAGGCGTGTTCCACGGGTGATCGTCCACGGGCGGATTGCACACGTCGGGGTAGTTGGGCACCACAGGCAACATCGGACCGACGGTGCGCTGCACCAACGGCTGGCGTACCCTGCTGATCGTCGGCTGGAACGGACCTGGCATATCACACCTCGTGCCACGCGTCGCTCTTCACGCTGCCCCACGCCCTGTCGTTCGGGTACGGCGCCATGCCCCAGTGGTCGCACTTCACCGCTCGCGTCGACATCACCCGTAGACCCATGCTGTGCAGCAGCATGCTAAAGTGCCAGTCCTCGGGGAAACTCTTCACCACGAATTCTTCCCCTCTCCGCACTATCCTGCACTTCGTCTCGAACCAGACCTCCTCGGTCCACTGCTGATCGAACCTCGCGATCCAGAGGCCAGTCGAGGCGAGCAGCCGGCAGCCGGGGAACCCCGCGGACTCCGCGTCGAAGACCTCTGGAAGCTCCGCGACCTCGTGCATCGTCAGCCGGCGCCAGCGCCCGTCCGGCGACATCAGCGCCGTGCTGGTGTAGCCGTGCATCGTCTTGACCGGGAGCACCACACTAAGCAGGTCCGCACCGCTCCGGTCCATCAGCGCCAGCATGTGGTCAAGATACAGCTTCGGCGGAGACACGTCCACATGCACCATACCGAAGTGCGTCCACGGGCGAGAGTTCAGCGCAGCTGCCCAGCACGACGAAAAGCACCTGTCGACGAACGCCTCTCCCCTGCGGTGCACCACGCACTCGTGCTTCTCCGAGCACGGCGCGTCGTGGTTATCCACGCACTCGCCGGGAAACTGCTGGTAGTACGGTACCGCGAGGAATACCTTCGCTGGGTTCACTTCTCCTCCTTCGGCTTCATCGCATCTCCGTACAACTCAGCCATCCGAAGGAAGTGAAATACCGCTTCCTCCATGTCCCTGAAATACGCCACCCTCCGCTCGCCGATGAACACCTTGGTGTGACCGTGCACGTTACTCCGTAGCTCTAGCGACTCGTTCCAGTGCGGATCATCGACGACAGTCTTCACAGCCACGCGGTAGTCGCGAGAGTACTCGCTGTGCACAGCCTTCAGAACATCGAGCGTCACTTCTTCTCCTGACTCAGGGTGAAGAACATGGTGAGTCGTTCACCTCGCTCTGTTTCCTCGCTGTACCGCTCCAGCGTCTCCGGCACCGGGAGGTAGGAGTGCCACAACTTCACTGGGGTGAACGCCCTCGTCATCCAACCCGGCCGGAAGTTGTAGTTCAGCGGCAGCACGTGCGGATTGAACGCCTCATCGGCGACCGCCCTGCCGAAACCGTACTGATCGTCGAGGGCGAGCCCACACTCAGTCTCGCCCTGCATGAACCGGCTGCCCGGCTGTTGCCGGAACGACTCTGCCTCCCACCTACACATAACGTTCGTCGCATCCTCCGTGAAGAACAGCACGCCGGTGTTGTACTCGATCGTGTCCTCCCGCATCCCGTACCGTCGCAGCCATGGGTGCTCGCTGATGCAGCAGGCGATGCCGTGTCTCTCGCTCATCTTGAACGCGTGGCCGAGATCGCCCAGCACCACCGTATCTGCATCGAGGTACAGCGTCGAATCGAACGGCGACTCGAGCATCTGCCGTGGCTTGTTGAGCAGCCCTGCCACTGGATCACACCTGTTGATGCTGATGTCAAGTTCCGGGTGGAACTTGCGCACCGACGCATAGCTACGGTCGACGCTCGCATCTCCCCAGACGATGTAGTACACCCCGCGTGTCACTTGTGGTAAGCCCTCCAATGTTCATCTGTGACGAGCTGCGTCACGCAGTGACCGCACACCAGCGATCCGTCGACGTAGGCCGGCACACCCATCTGACGCAGCCGATCGAAGAACCACACGTCCTCGCCGCACTCCTGCGATCGAAACCACAGCTCATCGCCGAACTTCCTCGCCATCGCGTGCAGCACGCCGACCTCCACCAGCGTCGCTCCCATCCCAAGGCACCCGACGCGCTGCAAGCTGCCGTTCAGCAGCCCAAGCGGCTGCACCTTCAGTCCATCGACGAAGTCCCCGCACACAGTCTCGTGCGGCGGCATCTTGCGGAAGTACATCGCACCGACAACCGTCTTGCAGTGGTATAGCAGTTTCTCCAGCAGCTCCGGCGGGAACACCATGTCGTCATCAAGGAACAGCGCGTGCGACACCTCGTCCTTCAGCGCGTACCGCACCAGATCGTTCCTTGCCTTATCGATGTACATGTCCTTCGGTGACCGGAAGCTGATGATCTTGTCGCGCGAGTGCAGCACCACGTTCATGATGCTGAACGCGCACTCGGGATCGACCTGACGATACGCCGGTTCGCAGACCGCTACACGCACTTCGTCACCTCCGTCGATGGGACCACAGCGAAGTGGACCCATGAACCCTCAGGACCAGGTATCAACAGCTCCAAGTGGCTGTGGTCCTGCTTCCCGGTGTGCGGGTTGCTGCGCGCCCGCACATTCGCCACCCGGAATGTCATCGTCACCTCATCGCCGACAGTGACATCTGCTCCAGCTGCATCAACGCAGCACACTTCACCACCTACACAGCACTCGCACGGATACTCCTTTCCGTACACCTTGTTGACGGCCGGCGCAGCCTCGCTGCCCTGCACCTTACCGGACCCCTTGCAGTACGGACACTTCATCTGCTACTCCTCATGCTTGAGAGCGCCGGTCGCGTTGCCTGTGATGCCGCTCTGCTGGGTCACGCGCATCGAAGCACCGCTCGGCCCGGTCGCACCAGCAAGAGCGAATGGCTTCGTAAGCGGTGTGAAGACAATGCCGGAGCCCATGTAATTCGGGATGAAGAACACCTCTACCGTCGTGATGACAGTTGGCTCAGTCGTCCACGCCTTCGCGGCGCTTGACTGCACCGTCTCTGGACGAGCGAAATCGATCACGGCAGGTGTGACGGTCGTGCTGTTGGTACCGGGAGCATTCGTCGCGAACGTGTTCTGCTGGATCTCGACGATGCCGGGGCCGTTGGTGCTCGTGGTCCCGTCGAACCCGATGTCGAACCCCCAGAAACGCACAGCTTGGTTCGCCCGCGTCTTCGTTCCCACGACCGTGCGGCTGGTCGAGTTCGTCGCGATCGCCGTGTTTCCGCCGAACGGCACGCCGAAGTCGACGCACGCGTTGTGCTGCGGCACCGCTCTCAGCGCCTCCGCGACCTCGTCGTCTGTCGGGTTGCCCCGCGTGCCGAGCACCGCACGCACGTACTCGCGGAACGCCTCGCGGTGGATCGCCTGCTTTAGCTCATACTCCTCGTCGGTCATCGGACGGAACTCGTCCATGAGCCGCAAGAAGCCTTGATCTTTCCTCAGCCACTCCGGCATGTGCGTCCAGTGCCGAAGGATGTTTGGACGCGTCGCCTCCAGCATCGCCTTCTGCCTCGTCTCCTGCCAGTCGCCCTCGAAGGCGAACGACAGTCCTGCACGCCCGCCCTCTGGCAGCCGCACAGGTTTCATCGTTTCGAACATCACCAGTCCTCCGAGAGTTCGTACCTGTTCGGATCGTACACCCGCACCTGCTGAGGCATGAAGTTGGTAACCACGGCCTGAACCGGCCGAACCGCATACCCCGCCACCGCCCACGCCGTCGTGATTCCCATGCCCGTGAACGTGCCCGTCTGCGCCGAGGCCGGGCTGATCGCGCCACCCGAATCCGAGTCTGCTCCCGTGCCGCCCGCTCCCGTCACCACGTTGCGCGACGTGTTGCTGCTGGCCACGCCCGACGTCTGATTGCACGCCAGCGCCCAATGGGGCCAGCACTTATCCGTCGTCGGCGTCACCACGTCCGTAGCGTTCGTGGCGCTGCCGGAGTTAATGCCACTGTTGCCGTGGAACGCCTCCGTGGGTGTGGTCTGGTCGACCCCCGTGTAACTGGTCCACTGCACGCTCGTGTCCGCGATCACCCCGGAGTACGTCACCACCAGCGTGTTCGACCCCGCCGCCGGCGCCCCGCTGTCGCTACCCTTGATGCCCCAGCACTCCACACGGCCCGTGCCGCCTACCACATTCTGCGCGCCGATGAACGTGCAGTTGGCCCCGCCATAGGTCATCGTCGACACCGTGCCGGCCGCGCCCATGAAGGGTACGTCGATGGCCAAGAAGTCCTTCTGCCACGTCGCCGATGTCGTCACGGTGCTGACAGCCGACTGGTTGCCCGAGTTGGCCGCGCCGATGGCAATAATGCCGGGCGCGAAACCCGTGAACGTGGCCAGCGTTGCAGCGATACGCGCCGCGCCTGGCGTCGTCCAGGTCGGATTCTGCGCCGCCGCGGTTCCCAGGAGCAGATAGGCCAGCGCCGTCCCGAAGTCGTTGGCCGAACTATCCAGCTCCGCATCCGTGATAACAAAGGACGAGTCGATACTGATGGCGCCGGTAAAGGTCGCCGTCATCAGAGCCGTGATGAACAGTTCGTTCGCTCCGGCCGGCGTGACGCTACCCGGCTGGATTGTGGCTGCCGAGGCCGAGCCGGCCCCGTTCTGGGCATCGAACGTCGGTGTCGATGTGCTGGCGAACGCCGCCACGGCGCACGAATAAAAACTGGCGCCGCCACCCACCGTGAACGTGTGACCGGCTCCCACTATGGGCGATAAGACGTAGAAGAGGGTGATCGACCCATTGCCGCCAGCGTGCGCGGTCAGCGCCGTCCAGCTATTGCCCTTGCTGTCGTTGATGCTCGGCGCGCTACCTCCATTGAACCACCCCACCGCGACGACCAGCAACGTCGCGCCGGTCGTGTCGATGGCCGGCGTGGTAGCGCCGATCTGTGCGGCCGTCGCGGTGTGACCCAGCAGTCCCATCGTTTACCTCACAGTCGCAACAACACTGGCTGCGTCCTGCGCGCCAGCCAAACTCCAGGTCGGATCGACCGCACCCGAGGGCACTACAAAGGCCAAAGCGAGGCCGAATTGTCGGGGCGCTGGAAGGTGTCGCTGAGGTTCATGATTCCTCCCTGTGTCCATCGACGATGTTGCCGTACATGTCGCGTTCAAATTTTATAGGCCGCATCATCGCCTCGCGCAGAGCATCAAGCGACTCTGCTGTCGCTTTCACCATGCGAGCAGTAAGCTTGCCGAGCTCGGCGATGACGCCACGCATCGCGTCTAGCGCTTCGGCAACCGGCGTCATGTCCACATTCACGACCACCGGATCGGGCTTCGACACCGTGACATTCGGCGCCGCCACGTCGACCATGGGGACCGGCATGTCGGACAGCGCCTTCAGCAGCACGAGCGTCTTGCCGTGCACCCTCTCGACGCTGTCAGACATGCGATCCAGCGCCTCTGCGATCGGCGCCATATCCGGAGCTGGGACGCTGACGTCCCCTCCGCGGAACTCGTTCTTCACCTCTGGAACTGGCACGTTGTTCGTGACGCTCGGCACCGGCACGTTGTTAGTAATGGTAGGCGTCTGCACCTCGTTGAGCACCGTCACGTGCCGATGTACTATATCCATCGGGTGCTGCGCCTGCGGCTGGAGCACCGGTGTCGTCGACTTGTCGAGCGCAGCGGCAAGCCGAGCCTTAAGCACCGAGAGCTCGTCGCGGAGACCGCGCTCACGCTCTGATGCGACGGCTTTCTCCTGCTTCGCAGCGTCTGCAGCGGCCTTCAGGAGTATCGCCTCGCGGTTCATCGCGACATCCTCTCCAACCGGTTGCGGTACCTGTCGTACAGCTTCTTCTCAGCGTACCCACCGTCAGCACCGCTGCTTCCATTGAGCGCCTGTCGCCGAACAAAGTCGGATGCCCGCGACGCGCGCTCGAACGCAGCTTCCAGCGGCTCCTGCGCTTGCTTGCCAGTCGCCCACGGCATCGGCGTCCCGTTCACAGTTGGATCATCACCACCATGCTCCCACGGCGGAAGACCCCTTATATTGCGTATCTCGTTCACGCTGCGGACACCAGAGGCGAGGTCAGCGCCGATCTGTCGCTCCTCCATCTCGACGTCGTTCGCCACGTGGTCATCAAAGAAGCACACACCGTCCTCGCATCCCGGAGTGCGCTTAACGATCTTCTGCTGTATGACCTCGCCGCGGTACTTGAGCTTCGGGTTGATGGTGAACCGAGCGAACGCGCGCTGTGGTGCGTACGCCGAAGAATCCGACACAGGCTCCACGCCGACCACACCCTTCGGCACACCGTATGCTGCGAGAGTCATATCACGGATAGCGTCCTCGCTGGCCAACGCCGCGGTGAGCGCGTCCGCCGGTCGGTGCCCGTCGATGGACTTGATCTGCACGTCCGCGCCGGTGATGATCGGTCGTCCGCTGTTGTTCTCACCCTGAAACCGCGAGAACCACTTCGCGTAGAACCTCCCGAGGAACTGCTCATCGGGATCGGCGTACGCCTCGCCGAGCTGCACATGGAAGGACGGCACCGCACCGTTCTTGAACACGGCCAACTGCATCCGCGTCTTCGCCTCGTACGTGTCGATCCACTCTGCCACAGCCTGCGATGCGGCCCACCCCTCGTAGCGGTTGAGTGGCCCGTGCGCGTAGAACGTCACCACCTCGTCGTACGGGATCCACATCGCGTGACCCCATGGACTCTGCACGTAGTAGTGGCTCGGCTGCCCATCACCATCAGCGAAGAGCTGTGCCCAGTGCGGAGGGATCACCCATATCTCAACAGGCGTACCGAACGCGTTGCGCACCACCCACCAGTGCGACATACCCATCAGTTCGTAGAACAGGCTATCGTACGCCCACAAGTCGTACCCGACGTCGTTCGCGTTCGGCTCGCGGAACACGCGCTGTAACGAGTGGTCGTGTGGGTACGGGTCGAACTCCTCATGCTCCTTGGGACCACCGAGCGCTTTGCGTTTCCTGAAGCGCATCAGGCTCTTGCTGACCTTTCCGACCTTCGATGGATCGACGTGGCGCACCGTTCCGAGATTAGGCGGATCGCCACCAGCGATCTCATTGATGATAGCGCGAATAGCGACGAATGCCCAGTAACGGTAGTGGAACGCTTGCTCGTAGCGGTACGCCCGACCGTAATAAAGCGACCCACCGGGCGGGGGCTTGAACACGCCGGGCACGGTGCGGCTGTCGCCGCGCTGCGTCGCCACCTCGTTCCAGGAGTTCCGAGCCTTCATCACCGAGTTCACAGCATCCGCTCCTTCTCGTGCCACGTGACATCTGCGCACCGTTCGCTGCACACCTCCGAATAAGTGCTCTCACCAGTAGACGAGTTAGTTACAGTCCTGACAAAGCCGTTGCCAACGGCAGACACTGGACCGTTGCACACCGGGCAGAGGAATAGCATCTCGCGCGGCGCTTCGTTGAACTGCTCGATGCGCGGCAGATCTCGGTGCACCAAGACCACGTCGAGAGACCTGCGCATCATGTCAAAGCAAAAGCTCAGCACGACGCACCCAACGAGGTCCGGTCGCTCCAACGCTACCTCGGCTTGGATGCTGGCGACCAGCTTCTCCGGTTCGTTTGCATGATCACGGTACATCGCCGATAGACGCCCACCGACTGCCGAACGCAGCGGCACAACGTACACCTTCCACGGCATACCGAAGTTCATGTCTGCTCTGACCCAACCGTCACGGAACATCACAGTCTCCTTAAAATCCGGCGCCACCGAAGAGCTCACTTTGCCAGAGCCGAGCTTAATAC